GAATCACGCCGAGCGCCCGGGCAAGGATTGAAACAGGAAACGTGAAGCCAGCAAGCAAATTAGAATTATTAAGAAAACCTAAAACCGCATAAAATGAAAAAGACAGTTAACAAAGCAACGCATAAAGCCGCATTTGAAACGGCGCACGTTGAATACCAGGGGCGCGAGTACAGGATTGAAGAGCGAGGCCACCAATTTGTAATCACCATGGACCAAGGCAGCGGATTCCGTGAGTGTGGCAAGTTTGGTTTGTGGGATGAGGCGTTTGTTTATCGCAACTTGAAACTAGCTGAAGAGGCAAAGGCCATTTTTGAAAGCCAGTGCAAAAAGTTGAAAAATATATAAGCGACGTCCAATCTGGCGCGGTGCCAGTTTGTGAACACGTGCGCAATGCTGTCGATAGATACATGGCCGATCGTGCAGCGGGTTGGGGATTCTCTGATACCTACGCTTTGCATGCCATTGAATTTATTGAACAGCTCGAGCATAGCACGGGCGAATATGCTGGCAAGCCGTTTGAGTTGGAGCCTTGGCAGGCTTTTATAATTTGGAATCTGTTTGGATTTTTGAATGAAGACGGTAGCCGTAGATTTACGCGGGCTTATGTTGAGGTGCCACGCAAAAATGGAAAGTCTACCTTTTCCTCGGCGATTATGCTTTACGGGTTAATTGCAGATGATGAGTCGGCGGCGCAGGTTTATTCAGCCGCGACTAAACTTGACCAGGCAATGATGGTATTTGGCGAGTCGGTTAGGGTTTGCCAAAATCTGCCTTGGTTGAATGAAGCGCTTACCGTTAACAATTCTGTGAACAATCGGCGCATTCTTTACGGGCAATCAATATACAAACCGCTAGAGTGGAACCCAGGCAAGCAGGACGGACTCAATGCGCACTTTTGTTGTATTGATGAATACCACGCCCATCCAAATGATGAGCTGTACAACGTAATCCGCAACTCGATGGGCGCAAGGCGGCAGCCGTTGCTGTTTACCATTACGACAGCGGGCTTTAATCGTGAGGCGCCTTGCTACAAACACAGGCAGTACTGCGCAGGGGTGTTGAGTGGCAATATAAAGGATGACGCTTTATTTTCGGTGATCTATACATTGGATGAGGGCGATGATTGGACGGACCCGGCAGTATGGGCAAAGGCAAATCCAAACTGGGGTATTTCTGTAAACCCTAGGCAGTTGGAACAGGGATTGACCGAGGCCAAGGAGTTCGTGCACAAAGAGGTTGAATTTAAAACCAAACTGCTCAACGTTTGGACTGATACGGCAATGACTTGGATTTCAGATAGTGACTGGAAGGCTTGCGACGGTGCCGATGATCTTGAAGGCGCTTTGTGTTATGGCGGATTGGATTTGGCAAGCACTGGGGACTTTTGCGCATTCTCTTTGTACTTCCCAGAATTTCACGCGATTCGCTCATGGTATTGGCTACCTGTCGAGACGGCATACAAAAGAAAGGATGCAGCCGGGCAATCGATTAGACAGTGGGCGGCCGATGGGCATATTGAGTTAACGGACGGCAATGTAACTGATTACGCTTTTATCAAGGCGCGGGTTATTCAATTGGCTCAGCAGTACGACATAAAAGATATTGCTTTTGACCGCTTCAACTCTTCGCAGTTGGTAATCGAGTTGCAAAACGAGGGCCTGCAAATGTTCCCCTTCGGCCAGGGCTTTGTATCAATGTCGGCACCTACCAAAGAATTGGAGCGGTTGACCAAGGACAAACAATTAAGGCACGCGGGCAATCCTGTCACGCGTTGGATGATGGGCAATATAATGCTGCGCACTGATCCAGCGGGTAACATAAAAATTGACAAAGCCAAGTCTGGGGATAAAGTCGATGGGCCTGTTTCGATAGTGATGGCATTGGGCACTTGCATGCAGGATGCCGCAAAAGAAAAGGAATCAGATTTTTGGTTTGTAAGCTTATGAAATTTTTGGATGACTATATGCAGGAATATTACAACAACCTACCGAAATATCGGACCTACGAGGATGCCTACAATGCAACCGAGGAAAAGTATTTCGGCAAGTTTGGAATAAGGAGATATAAAAACTACGATGTATTCAGGGCGGCGCTCAGTAGGTGGTTGGCACAGGGGCGGAATAAGTAATTTGTTAACGTGAGTAATTTGTGGTAGTTGTAATTTGCGGGCGATGAATCTAAAATTCTGGCAGCCAAAAAGAGCGGAGAAGCGCAGTAGCTTATCGCAGCCAACTGATTGGCTAGTGAATACTTTACAAAATGTTTTCGGATATCAAACAAAAAGCGGTCAGGCGGTTAATGATCGCACGGCGTTATCTATTGCGTCGGTGCACGCGTGCGTTAGAGTTATTGCAGACGGTATTGCGGGGCTATCTTTAAAGTTGTATAAAGATGACGGCACCAATCGCGAGCAGGTTGTAATCCATTACGCTACGGCATTGGTAAACGAACCAAATCCCTATCAGACAAAATACGACTTCACCAAATACATGGTGAGCCACTTGGCGCTGAAGGGCAACGCTTACGCTTTTATCAATCGCGACAGCAGATATTTGGGGATTGAGTTGCATCCGATTGCGCCCGATTACGTTCAGCCAATCATGCAAGACGGCCAATTGTTTTACAAAGTGAATCGCAAGGGCTTCCCTGGAATGATTCCTGCCGCCGACATGTTGCACTTTAAAGGTTTGTGTGGGGATGATCCGTTAGTTGGTTTGTCGCCTATCGTGGTGCACGCCGAAACCTTGGGCATTGATTTGGCAGCAATTAGCCAAAGCGCTGGCGTCTACAAAAATGGAGTATTGAAATTTTTGTTAACATCGGATGCGCAGATTAAACCCGAGCAGGCAGTGCCGTTAAAGAAATCTTTGGATGACGTTATAGACGGGGCAAGCCGCAGCACTGTGCTACCAAATGGCATCAAGATGGAAAAGTTGAGCCTATCGCCAGAAGAGGCGCAGTATTTGGAAACCCGCAAATTTTCGGCTGAGGAAATCGCCCGTATTTTTGGGGTGCCCGCTTCCATGATCGGTGCAAAGGATGGCATCAAATCCAGCGTTGAGCAGGAATATCAAGATTTTTACGCCCGCACTTTGGCATCCTATGCGATTAACATTGAGCAGGAAATGGCCCGAAAGCTGTTAACAGAAAATGATAAGTTGACCTATTACTTTAAATTTAACTTTAATTCGCTGTTGAGAGCCTCCGCCAATGAGCGCGCTGACTATTACAATAAAGGCATTCGCGGCGGTTGGCTTTCACGTAATGAGGCCCGCATGTTTGAAGATGCAAACGGATTTAATGGAGGCGATGAATATTTAATCGAATCTAATTTAATGCCGTCCAGCAAAATCGATGAATACATGGACGCCAAGATTGCGCAACTAATGAGCACCGCCAACAAAAACAACAACCCAGAGGGAACTAATAACACAGAAGTAATCTAATGAAACAAGAAAGGCGCACATTCACGGGCACCGTCCACACCAGAGAAGACGGCGAAGGCATGCCAAAAGAAATTGGCGGCATTGCTGCTGTCATTAATTCCGCTACGGATCTCGGATATTTTGAGGAGGTTATTTTGCCGGGAGCGTTTGACAATGCTCTGTCTAAAGATTACGACATTCGTTGTTTGTTCAATCACGAAGCCGAGTTAATTTTGGGCCGCACTAAGGCAAACACCTGCAAAGTGTTTGTAAATGGCGACGGCAATCTTGAATATACCTGGGTACCAGATTACGAAAACCCTACCCACATGAGCGTTGTGCGTTCTATCATGCGCGGCGATATCACACAGTCATCATTCGCCTTCACGATTAAAGAACAAATGTGGAGCGAGTCTGAAAAGTATGGATCTATGGGCAAGCGCACAATCAAAGTAATTGAGGATTTGTATGATGTGAGCCCTGTAACTTATCCCGCTTACGCCGATACCGAAGCCGACGCTCGCAGCATTGTTGCTATGCGTGATCAGGAGCAAGAAATCGAAGAGGCCAAAAGAAGCCAAGCCTCTGCCGATGTTATTAAATTGGCTTTATTGAGATACCAAAACCTTTAAACAAAAAACAAAATCATGAATAAAATTAAAGCATTGAAAGAAGAGCGTGGACGTTTGCTCGGCGAATTGTCTACCTTGCAAACCACAATCGAAAAAGAAGCCCGTTCTATGGCTGATTCAGAAACCAACCGCTTAAGCGAAATCGAGGCTCGTTTGGGCGCGATCAAAGCTGAGGTTGAAACCTTGGAAAAGTTGCAGAATCTTGCAGCCCAAGCCGCTGGCCACGTTGCTAGCCGTAGCGAGGAAAAAGAAAAGTCAGAAATGGCTAAAGAGTACAGCTTTAAGCGCGCTATCGATATGGCTATCTCTGGCCGTCGCGAAGGTGTTGAGGGTGAATTTTCTGCCTTGGCTTCTAGCGAATACCAACGTTCTGGTGTAAGCGTAAGCGCTCACTCTATGAAAATCCCTTCTGAAGTATTTAAGCGTGATATGTCTGCTACTGGCGGAACTTCTGGCTCTGAAGGTGGTGTGAACGTTCAAACTTCTGTAGGTTCTATCATCGATGTATTGTTGCCTAAGACTGTATTGCGCGGTTTGGGTGTTCAGCAATTGAGCGGCTTGGTTGGTAACTTGGACATGCCAACTGCAAGCACTGTGCCTTCTGCTGGTTGGAACACTGAAAACGGAACTGCTACTGAAAAGAGCCCCGCGTTTAGCAAAATCACTTTCAGCCCTAAGCGCTTGGCTGCTTACATTCAGGTATCAAACCAGTTGATGTTGCAATCTAGCAACTCAATCGACGCTTACGTGCGTAACTGGCTCTTGAATGCTATGGCTCAATCTTTGGAAACTGCTGCTATTAAAGGCGGTGGATCTAACGAGCCTACTGGTATTATCGCAAACAGCAACGTAAACGTAACTTTTGCAGGTGGTGCATCTTCTAACAGCACAAACGCCAACGGTATCGCTCCAGTATGGGCCGACGTGGTTAACTTGATGAAGGCTGTAGAAAACGCTAACGGCGAAGGTGTTGCTTACTTGACCAACCCTAAAGTAAAAGCCGCTTTGCAAACTATCCCACGCCAAGCTTCAGGTGTTGAAGGTAACTTCATCTGGCCTGCAGGTGGTGCTGAATTGAACGGTTACAATGTAGCCACTTCTACTTTGGTTCCTAGCAACTTGTCTAAAGGTACTAGCTCAACTTTGTCTGCAATGATTTTCGGAGATTTCAGCAAAATGGCTATCGCTTCTTGGGGTGGTATGGAGTTGACAGTTGACCCTTATTCTGGCGCAACTGCTGGCTTGACTAACGTTGTATTGAATGCTTACTTAGATTGCAACTTGTTGCAGCCTACTGCCTTCGCAGTTTGTAAGGACATCGTAGCCTAATAATCTGCCCGCTTGGGGGCGTAAAAGTTCC